GATCTGCTGCAGCTGCACCTTTGGTTACTACGTTTTCTTCGATGTTTTCCATTTAGTGAATTGTTACCAACGTGTTTACTGAATCTTGTTAGAATCTATACTTATTTATAGATTTGTTAAACTTAGAGGTTATTTAGAAAATCGTTGAATAGACTCAACTTGTGCTCCTCTAAAGCACTTTGACCAGCTAAAGTATTAATAGCTTTCTTTGTTTTCTCAGCGAGTTGTTCTCTAAGAACTCCTCCATCCCAAACCCATTCTTTTCCTTCCATGATTCCATTTACAAATGCATCTGGAGCAGAAGGATCGGCAACGATATCAGCAGCAGTTGCTAACTGAAAATCTTCACCTACAACTTTTGTACCTGTATGATCTTCTTTAAGTGATCCAACTCCACGAGATGAAACACCTAACATCACACCCTCACCGAGTAAAGATTTTGCAATCTTACCCATAGGTGTTTCAAGGAGTTTTGCTTTTCCCTTAAAATTATTACCACACTGTTCAAGTGAAACTATTTTATGAGAAACACGATCAAGATTAACTGTAGGACCTTCGGGATGACCCAATTCTCCTAAAGCACGACCTTTTTTAATGAAACTTTCATTATAGCGACCAACCTCACGACTAAGAGTATCAATAGGATACATCCTACCATTACGGTTTTTAATGCCTCCTTGCAAAAATACACCCTCGATATGAAGCGTTTTATTCGCTCCTTTACCTTCAGATATTATTTTTACCTGAGAAATCTCTTCTGTAATCAGTTTCATTCTTCTTCCTGAGTTGGTTCTTCCGATGTTTCAGGGTTTACTTCATTAAAAACAGAATTTGCAATTTCTGGTTTAAAACCATCAATCTTATCTGCTGCTTTAGCATAAAGCATATCCTTTATTCTATCAGACACATCGCTTGCCGATGCATCAGTAGCGATCAAATCAATTAAATCGTCCATGAGATTGTATAAAGTATATATTTCCTATTTATAACTCGGCTTTCTTAGTATCTTTTTGATAATTGGCATCAATTGCCTGTGCCTGTGCAATAATATCAGGATCTACAGGTTGTTCACCCATAGACATAGGATCCATTCCCATCTCTCCACCCATCGCTGGATCTCCTTCTTGAGGTAATGGTTCACCTGTTATTGGATCAACTTGAGATGGATCTGGAATAATTCCTTTCTGAATCTCATCTTCAATTTGAATATCAATCTCTTCTATTTCTTGATCAGTTTGACGTAAAACTCTCTTACGAACATACTCAGTGGAATAGTACTTGCCAATATAAGGTTCAATAGTAGCAAGCATTCCTAACCTACCTTCCATAAGTTCGGATTCTTTTAATTCTGCAAATTGATTGTCATATAAGAAGTCATATTGAATATGATCTTCCATCTCTTTCCAATCTTCAGGTGTAACAATATTCTTAAGAATTAATTGTGTCTTAAGCATATCATTAAACATAGCTGCAAAACGCTTTCTTAAACGCCCCACAAACTTAGCAAATTTAAGTTCATCTCTTAGTATTTCTGATGAACGACCTAAATTAAAACCACCTTCAGCAGCAATTCTTGATTCAGGAACACCTAATGCTCTATAAAGTTTCTTCTGGAAATACTCAATATCAGATAATTCACCTAAATTCTGTCCACCAGGTAGAGTTGTAATTTCGGTTCCCCGACCACCTTCTCTTCTAGGCAACCAGAAATCCTCCATCATACTCATAAATTTACGGTCATCACGAACTTCACCAGTGTTCGCATCGTAAACTAACTTATTTCTATAGCGAGACATTACCTCTTTTAGGTATTGTTCTGCTTTTACTTTTGGTAAATTACCTACATCAATATAGAAAATTCTTCTTTCAGGTGCTCTTGATAATCTGTAGATAACAAGAGAATCCTCAATCATTCTAAGTTGATTAAGACCCTTAATTGCTTTATGAAGATAAGAAAGAACTCTATTCTTATTTCTATCAACTAAACCAGAAGTACAATAACAAACAGAATCTTTAGCAATTTTAATTGCTTTCTTACCACCCATCTGTCCAATCATTGAAGTTGGATGCTGAATTTTAGGTGTATAAAGATAATATTCATCAAACTCAGGATTAGGAACAGCATCCTCATTATTTCTAAGCCTTACTGTTGGATTATCACCTGGTTTTTTCTTCTCTTGACGAATATACTTCATCTTAAGAGGATCAATATATCTTAAATCTTGTAATCCTTCTTGTGGAGCTTTTACATCAATAACTTTTAAGTAAAATACTCTACCATCTACATACCAATTTCTAAAAATTTCATGAGACTTTTTATCAAAGTCCATTAATTCTTTAATATATCTAAATTCTTCTCTAATTTTTTTCTTAATACTCTCTGTAGCATTTAGATTTGATAATTCAACTTCTACAGGAGAATCATATAGATCACTAACTATTGCTTCATTTACTACATCTTCAATAGCACCATCCACTTCTGGATGCAATGCCATCTCTCTATATCTTTTTATTAGATCATATTCTGAACGATACGCACCTTCAATATCTACATATTGACCATAAAATCCGCTTGAAATAAAATTATCAACCCCATCCTCATTGTTCTTGGGAACAGGGCTGATTATTGAAGCGGATTTCTTTTGCGTTTCCTCAATTGAAAACCCGAAAAGTTTTGCCATAGTATAAATTTAGTCTCTTTATGTTCTATTTAGTTGATGTTGTCACCACCAGCATTTGGACCAGTTCCTTTGATTGCTTCATAATACTGAACTTGTAGTTCAACAGTGAATTCTTGAATTCCTTGAGCATCATAGGAAAGTTCGATAGGTCCAACCTGAGTTGGGAACGTATCATAGAATCTATAAGATCTTAAAGTAGATCCATCACGATCTAATTGATAAACATAAGCATCTGCCTGATAATCTGCTGGATTAACTAAACCAGTGTTATCAGATAGTCTGTTTATAACATTCATCCAGTTTTCAAACGCTGAACGAATAGCAAAATCAGTATCGTTAATTATGGTAACAGTCCATGTATCAAATGTTCTGTCTCCAGCAATTTTAAGAATCCTTCCTCTAAAAGGAATGTCGATCTGAGCAACATTGGATGCTGGTAAATTAGCACCCTTTACTAAGAATCGTGATTTTTCAAGGACTTCTTGATCTGGTTGAGCAGCATCAGGGAAAGTGAGGACAACTTCAAACAGATTGGCACGAGCACCACCACCTGTCAACTTACTCTTGAAGTTGGAAATAGTCCTTAATGGTGGTGGATTGACTTGGTTTCTAGCCATGATTGTTTTTTAAACCTCTAATTAAACGGAACCGATTACTTCTTCAAAAGCAACACCAGTTCTTGTAGCAACAAAGGTAAGACCAATGAAGTTGATAGAACGTGCAGGTTTGATGAAGATGTCAGCAACTAGTTCGTTAGCATCAATAACTGCTGCTGTGTTGTTAGTCTCATCACAAATAACCACGAAGTCAAAGATACCTCGTTTTGCTTGAACATCTCTTAGGAATGGTTCAATGATATTTACAAAGTTAGTCCTTGTAATTTCATCGTTGAACTCAAAGAGTTGATCTTTAGCAGCAGCAGAAATAGCATCTTCTAGGTAGATGAATAATCTACGAACGTTGATACGATCAAACGCTGATGATTTTCCGAATGCTGTCTTATCACCGAATAATACGATTCCAGCACCAGGAGAGTTGATAACAGGGTTAACTCTATTTGTGTAGAGTATATCTCTCTGTTTTTGTCCTGGATTGTATACTAATTTAACTGCGTTAAGAATAGCACCTCTTGCTGTTCCGCCTGGTGAGAACCAAGGGAATTGTTCGATGCTTGTTCTAGCACAAGTTCCAGCAATGTCACCATTTAATGGAACATATCTGAATGTGTTATTGAAACGATCAAACATATACTTGTAACCACTATCGATTACACCGTATGTTGAAGATGTGATTTGATTAGCAAATTCCTTTACATTATTAGTGATATCATCTATTGATTGAACTGTTACAGCAGTAGAATCAGCAGTATCATTTATAAATGCCTGTCTGTTAGGAGAAACAAATGCTACAGCATCTTTTCTTGCTTCCGCTACAGCAATACACTTATTTGCTAATTGAATAGCATGGAAATTGCTTGAATAATTAGCAGATCCCATGATGATGAAATCAACTTCAGTTTCTTCCTTATTTTCAAATAAGGTATATCCTGAAAGAATATCATCTAAACCAGATGCCATTGAACCAGCAGTTACTGTATCAGTGTGACCACCGTAAGTTTTACCACCTTGTAGTGTAAATTTCACAGCACCAGCACCACCAAAGTTAACTGATGAAGCATCTTGATCCCATTTCTCATCACCATCTAATACAACAGTATCTCCTGGAGCACTTGTAGTTGCTGAAGTAGTAATTCCAGCAGGTCCACCTAATCCAAATACATAATTTGAATTAATCTCAAGATACTTTCTCCAGTAAGAAGCACTTCCTACAGAATACTCAGCATCTTGTGCTTTTGAAAGTGATAAATGCTTTTCAAGGATTGTTCCAGCATTACCTGTGTATGTTCCTTTGTCGTCAATAATAACTAGATGAACTTCATCAAATCTACCACCTCTTTCTGCGGCATATGCTGAAGTACCAGGTCTTGATGCTAATTGATCCCATTGAATCTCAGCACCACCAGTTATTGTAATTTTTTGATCAGCGAACCAATCTCTTGCTACAGTAACTCCTGTTGTTAAACCAACAGATGATTGACCAGGTTCTGTGATACTAATATCACCATCATCACCATATTTAAATACTCCACTTTCAGTGTAGTCCTTAACTCTTACTGTTCCAGTAGAAGAAACGTGATGTGTAAGTTTAACACCTATACTATTTGCTGCTGTTTCAGTAACAACACCGTAGAAATATCCATCAAGTACAGATGTTGTTCCAGCACCAACTTCTATAGTATTAGCAGGAACAGGTTGTGTTACTACATCTCCAACATCAATACCAGTTGGATCTGTTATTTCAAGTATTTGATCTGTTTTTCCGTCAACCATTGCTACGGTTAATCCGTTAGCCCATATTCCTGGGTTTCTAGCAGCAATTACAGTAGTTACTAGAGGATTCTCATCATATCCTAGTTGCTGATAATGTTCTCTACTTTTGATCTTAATCTCTGGTGTACCATCATCAGTAGCATTTCTGATCGTTTGATCATCTGCTCTGACAATTTGCATTGTTCCACCATAAGCAAGAAAAGATGAAGCAGATAACCAATGCTCGTAATGCTTGTCTATTGAAAATGGCTTACCAAAAGTTTGAAGTAAGTCCTCCTCACTTTCAATAAGTTGTGGATCTCCTATAGGTCCTTTTTCAAATGGTGCTACCAACGCTCCGATTGTTCCACTAGTAGGATCAACTCGCCCAATTGTTAGGTCAACCTCTCTTACAACTATACCAGGAGATGCTAAATTTAGTGGCATCTTTTCTGTCTCCGAAATCTCAGATTATTACTGAAATTATTTAGGGAAAGACCCTTTTTCATTGGGGAAACCGTGCGTGAACATTACCAATCAGGATATTGCCAATCAATATGCTTCTTTTTAGGTTTTCTATTATTAACTATCCTTTTTATTGTACATACCTTACATTCATATGAATATGCTGATGGGTATGTTCTATTCTTACGAGTTAAATAAAAATCTTCTACTAAATCTTTAACCTTACCACAGGATCTACATTTTCGTTCTTTTAATAATAAATGTTCCAGACCTAACTGGTCATCAAAATCCATTAGCGATAATCCCACATGTATGATCTATCACCATACTCATCAGTGTGCCACATATCTCCATCAGCATCAACAAAACTAGTATCATCTAAACCATCAGCAATGAATCCAAATGGAGCCATATCTTGTTCTATCTGATTCTTCTGTTCTTCATAAAGTCTTTTCCGAACATCATTGTCCGTCATTTCTTTGAAATAATCTTGTGCTACTACCCAAGCAAATATAACAAGACACATAGCAAGGTCATCATTACATCCTTCCTCTGCCTCAAATGAATTATGCTTTTGGGCAAAAGTAGTTAATTCTGA